TTAGTCATTATGGTAGCTCCTTTAAAAGCGAGTTTGTTTTGTGTGGACCCTTTCGGCATCCAATACTAATTATACAAGAAACGAAAAAAAGAGGTATCGGTAAGACCGAACCTCTTTTTAGGGTGTTCCGACTTTTGTAGAGTGCCGCACGAATGGCACACTACTATTTATTCGGTTTCCACTGCTTTCCCTTTCTTACCAATGTTATACTTTTGCTCCAAAATCCAGTCACCTTTGTCTTTATATGCAAGAACTTTAATCTGATTTAAAGGAGCAATATCATTAACAGAGTCTGGTTTGACCACCGTAATTAGACCCCAATCAGCAAGAAGTCTAACAATGCGATTACGTCTTTGTACATCATTCACAGTAAGATTTGCATGTTTGCCATCAAGAGCAAACAACTCTTTAAAATGAACAATGTAATATCTTCCCTGCTTATGAAGAATATGGCAGGATTGATAAAGTTTTTTCTCCTTACGTGAAGCAACTCCGATGCGTGTCAAAGTCTCACGAACTTTCAGAAAGTCATCAGGTTCATTAAGAATTACCTCTACCATTTGGTCTTGCGACCATTCAACAGTAGGTTCTACCGTAGTAGTCATTTTTTTCCTCCAATATCAAGTCGTTGTTTAATGAAAGTAAGTTGTTCTTTTGTTAGGATTTTCAGTGCTTGAGATGCTTTTTCATTACTATATCCATAGTATTGCTTAACACATTCTAAGTCGTTGATTTTATCCTTGCGGAGCCAGGGAGAAAATCTCTTCCGTTTCCTAAGAGTATTTAGATAAAATGAATATTGCATATCTTTATCGAGTTGATGATGAATATTCATTTCATTTGCATACATCAAACAATCAATGTGTCCAGACAAACAACGATTAATGATGTATGGAGGGTATTCTTTAATATTTTCAGATAGATCTTCTTTGGTAAAATTAATCGAGTTCAACCAATCCTTCAATTCCATAATTAAATAGCAACAGTTCTTTACGTTGTTTTTGTTCACGCATATATTCGCCAACAGACCTCATAGTGTAAGTAAGGTCAAACTCAGCAGCATTCCAGTTCTTGAAACGATCCTTTACAAGTTGATCGGAATTATAACTAATCAATTGCGACATACTACAAGAATCACAATCAGTAGCAAACTTATCATGATCAAATCCTTTATGCATTGATCCCTTGTTCCCATAGAGATTATCCTTAATATCATAAGGAGGATCGAGATACACAAAAACAGAAGTGTCCCCCTCCAATAGATAATCGTATGAGTAATTAGTTATACGCCAACGTTCGATTATTTTAGAATATCCGGGCAACTTTTCAATCCCCCGCAAACTAAAATTAGAATTTGATGCTTGTTGCGAAAATGACGAACTCTCTGTGAGACCACTAAAACTGCACTTATTAACAACATAAAAAGCCACAGCACGATCAATGCTTGGCAAATCTTTGTCGTTAACTTGCTCCTTTGCTTTAAGAAAAAGTTCTTTAGCTAGGTCTGGGGTACTATTAGATGTCTTAAGTTCTACAAGTTTATCCTTAAGATCAATACCAAACATCTGGAGTTGTTGCCAGAAGTTTACTAATGGTTCATAAAGATCATTCACCCAAATATCCAAGTTGGGACATTTTTTGGTGATATAAATCGCCACACTTCCTCCACCAAGAAATGGTTCACGGAACTGCTTATAGTCGCGGAGATCTGGAAAGTAAGGACCCATCTTTTCACAAGCACGGGACTTACCTCCCGGATACCTTAAAGGAGTCTTAAAAGATTTCATTTGAATTCACACTCACATCTACTAATAAAAAAATTTTTTACTTAAATTCGCATTCACACATAATTTCAGTTAGTGCTGCTAGGAGATTAATTTCTTGGTCAGCCACGAACGCACATTGGTATTGATACTTAGCAATAACAAGAACGGCAGCAGGGATAGAAGCGGCGACAAGATGATCATAAAGGGCGTCATAAACCCTGCGAAGAATGATAGAAGAATCGTTGTCCAAGTTGGTGACCACCCACTTTCGGACTTCAGTGAAGTTCTTTTCTTTAAGATATTTAATAAGGTCATTTACGGAGATGTCTGAGAACGACGCGAGAATTCCTGAGTCAATTTTACCCCCCGTAGAATATCGCTGACATTCGTTGAGGACCCTGCGGAAGTCCGGAAAGTGTTTCGATACAAGTTCCGCAACGACTTTTTGATCGTACTCAATCCTTTCCGCACCCAAGATCGATTGAAGTCGTTGAAAGAAACTACCTGCGAGTTGTACACGTTGTTTTCCTTTGATTGTAAAGTCGATAACTGCACATCGTGAATGCAGTGGTTCAATAATTTTGTTCTTGTAGTTGCAGGTAAAGATGAAGCGGCAGTTGTTATAAAATGCCTCAATATTCGCCCGTAGTAGGAGTTGTACGTCGTTACCTGTGTTATCCGCCTCATCGATGATGATGACTTTGTGTTTAGAAGATCCCGTAAGTGAGACGGTCGAAGCGAAGTTCTTTGCTTGGTTCCGTACAGTATCCAAGAAACGTCCTTCGTCGGATCCGTTGATGACATAATAGTCTGCCCCCAATTCATTGCACAATGCTTTCGCAATAGTTGTTTTACCAACACCAGGAGGTCCAGCAAGAAGAAGATTTGGAATCTCACCCTTTGCTACAAACTCCTTAAATGTTTTTTTAGTTTCATCGGGAAGAATACAATCATCAATTACTTGAGGACGATATTTCTCCACAAAAAGGAAATCACTGCCCATAATCAAATCTCACCAAGTTTCATACTCTTCATTTCATATTCTTTATATTTACCATCCTTATCAACTTTATCTTCACATCTAATATAAAAGATAATGTTAGTACCACTCGAAAGTTGTTCTTCAATTCCTTCCATCGTTCTGTATTTTCCAGTTCTCAGTTTTTCTGGAAGTGAATTAAATGCATCTTCAAGGGTTTTTATTTGTTCTTGTGTTAGTTCAATCATAATTTAATTTACCCAAGACGGTCGCCTTTCTGGCATACGCAGATAGTTATCAGACACCCAAGGTTTGGATGCGATGTATCTTTTGTATGCTTCAAATGTATCGATAGTGTCGTCAAACTTCCATTCCTCTGGCATAGCACGAGCAAATGGCGTCACCTCTGTAATTTTACCCTTGGGAAACAAATAATATGCATCCACGAGGGTTTTATAACAAGAGTGAGTTTTATTATACCGCAGGCAGTATTCGTCAGACAAGTTCAGTCCCCACTTGATTAACCAATAGGCATTATGGATATTCTCCATTGCCCACTTGGTGCAGGGATGATTGCGGAATGCTCCTTTCTCGGTCTTGTAGGGGGTTCCATCTGCCTTAGGGAGAGTGCCGTACCCATGCCCCCACTTGCCAGAAGCAACGATAGAGAGCATCTGACAGCACTCTAGGGGCATTTTAACGATGTGTTTGTCAGGCAGGCAAATGGCACTCTCAGCAGGAAAGGGGGAAGTGACGAAGATGTTCATCAACCAAATGTAGAATCAGGTTCCAGAGCAATATGGTAAGTTACATCGAATCCAGTATTTTTGAATCGTGACAAAAGTTTACGTGAGATAACGACTTCATAAGAACCAGGAAGAATCTTGATGTTCTCCACCTTAAAGTTGAAGGAGAAGGTGTCATCGGTCTCACCAACAACCACAGAGAAATCGTTAGAAGTATCGTTCTTCTTATCACGAACCACCAGTTTCACCACACCTGCTTCACCAACCACAGAAAGGTCAGGAAGTTGATAGACAGAAGCAGCCTTAAGAAGTTTATCAAGTTCTTTGGTATCAAGAAGGAAACAAACATCTTCACTAGGCAGAACAATATCCTTTTCGGGAGGAGTAATGATTACATTAGGATCAGCAAAGAAATATTTGGAACGAGACTTACCTTCTTTGATGACAACATAACCATCATTCTGGAAATCCAGTTCAGCATTTTGGTGGAGATTGAGTCCATTCAGAAACTGGTTCAAATCATAGATACCAAAATCTTTGGGAAGTTCTTCTTCAATTGTTGCTTCTGCAAGAATATTCTTCATTACAGAAATAGTGCGAAGACTGCTTCCTTCCTTAAACAAGATAGACTGATTAATAGAAGAAAAGTTCTTCAGTAGAGTCAGAGTTTTATCAGAGAGTTTCATAATAATCAGCGAAATTCAGAGAGACCGTTATCTTTGCGAGTGTAGTGCCCATCAAAGTGGAGCAGGAGCATAGCATAGTGAATCACTTTAAGCAAATCGCGCTTATTGCGTCCATCCTTGTCACCATAGCGACTACCATACTTAATGATGTTTGCTTGGCAAAATCCAGCAGCAAGTTCTTTTGCTGCCATCAAGTCAATTGTTTGAACATCTTTATAGTCTTGTTCGTGACCACAGTAATGACTTCCGTAAGTACTGGTCACATAATCTTCAACATCTTTGAGAATCTTATCTTCGTTGTATTTCCAGAGATGATTTTTGGTTTCAGTCATATCAATAGTAAAAGTTGATTCAATCGTAAAAAGAGGGAAGGCACTTTTTTTACCTTCCCCAATTATATCAGATTGTAGTGTTCTGGTCAACGGGAGTAGGAACACCATTTTCCTGAGGCATATTGGGCATCTGAAAATCTACATCAACCTTATCATAAAGTTCAAGGAATGCTTGCTTGGTTTCGTCATCAAAGCGGTTCACACACACTTGGATTGCCTTTGCCTTATCTTGGAAAATACTGTAAGCACGGATGATGTGAACCAGACGACGAGTGCTGATGATTTCTTCAATACCACCATCATAGAAGGTCTTGCGGATAATGTCTGCCCAGTCAACCAGGCGCTTGCAGAAATCACGGTCTTCCACGCCAAGGTCCAGAGCGATGCCTTCAAGGATCT